TGCTCGTTAAAATCTACTTCGCTCAAGTGGTCAAACTCCTCGTACAGTCGTCCCCAAGCATATTCAAAATGTTCAAATGTGCCATAATAATCGGTCTTATCATTACCCGCCCAATCAAAAATCTTATAAGTTTTCATCTTATCCTTCTCCCAATTCGTCTTCAATCTCGGCAAGCTCATCTTCAATCGCACAAGCCCATTGTTCGACGGCTGCGCTCAGAATGTAACAGGCCATACCAGACCAACTAAGGCCTAAAAAATTAGAATCAAGCTCTAAGCCCTCTAATGTCTCTAAGACCTCATCACCATATTCAGACATTGTTTTAAGCGCCTGGTAGTATGTTACTGCTGGCATATATGCGCCCGAAGCGCACCCACCCTGGATAATGGCGCGAACGTCGTTAACGTCGATGTCTTGCTCAATCCATCGTGGAACGTCTAGATCCAAATCATTGATCAATGTATCTTCAAAGTCTTTTATTGTTTTTCCCATATTAGCTTCTCTCTTTCTTTTGTAAGCTCAATGTGCCTACAAATGGGAATCGTGTCAACAACTATTTTGCAACTATTTACAAAAAAGCAGTAAGTGTGCCAATTAACTATACAAAAAACTAGCCCTACAGATACAGTATAAGGACTAAGAGGAGCACTAAGGCTTGTAACAAGAGTGAATAAGATCATATTAACCTGATACTAAGTTTATAACGCACGTGCTTGTTACACTAGTGTTACAGATACCTCTAGCTACCTGGATCAGATATTGGGCCCGTTGGGCGGTGATCAACTAACTATAGAGAAACACATTCAAAGAAGCTGATACTCTTGGAGCATTATTTAACCACATTCAAACCACATTCAACACCCAAAACACGGTATATAAAGCCCATAGACCCCCCCTCTAAGAGGATTATAAGGCATAGAATGAGTACTAATCCCCCCATTGTGTAACACTCTAGGGCATTGTGTACGCTCGTAAGGCCTGTGATTACATGTAGTTGGGCAGGTGTCGCGCACCACAGAGCAGACGGGTAGACGGGTATGTTATGGATGCAGCCCTGACTAATCCCTTTCTGTATAACCTTTTAAGAGATGTATAATCTGCCCCCCCTATGTAATGTCATATTAGATGGTATATATACCCCATATCCCCTACCCTTGTTTAAATGGCAGTACGCCCATTAAGTAGTATACAATGCTATCTAATACATATAGGGTAGTATCTATATATGTGGAAGCAATTGAAGATAGAACATAAGAGGCGCTTAAATGCTAGGAGACAGTACCTGAGAACTAAAGGCTTGGATATAAGCAGTAGGCAGCTATATGACCACCTTGTTACAATTCGGGCGAAGAGGCAGGATGGGGATGTGCTAACAAGCAGGGATGGTAGTTGGGCCCTTGCTACACTCTGCTGGAAGCGAAGGGAGCACATACACCCAAAGGTAGATGGCCTACTACTCTATGTGTCTGGCAGGATGTGGTACTCGAAAAAGCATAGGGGTAGTTGGTCATCTAGAGAGCAGGCTGTTGAGATGTTGTCTGGACCCCTTGAGACCAATGGGCAGACTAGGGACTATAGCTACGATCAGACACCTAGCGACTGGTAGCTACCCCTCTATCCGTCTGCCTGTAGTTGGGTGGATGTAGACGTTTTGGTTTAGGTTGGCATAGAGTGCATTTGCCTTATACCTCATACCTAGATGGATTAGTAGGTATCTTATAATGTCCTGGATGTGGTCAAAGTAGTTGTCCTTAACTGGATCATCCTCTCCATCTAATCTGTGGTACCCGCCTCTTAATCCCTCAATAGCATTCTTGCATCTTGAGTGGATCTGGAAGCGGGGCTCACCGTTTGTTGTCTTTTGGTCTAGATGCTCTCTAACTACCTTTAACCCCTCTTTGATTGAGGTCCTTCTGTGGATTGGGTAGATGCCGTGGTCGTTTAGTATTTGGATGGAGGTCATCCCCTTGTCACTCTCATCCGCACCCCTCGGATCGCAAAAGTCCTTGTAGCCTGGTATGTGTCCTGGAAATAACTCCTCTTGCATTTGGTAGACAAAGGGTTGCTCCTTGCCGCTCCTATTATTCCCATTCTTCCCATTCTTTATAAAGTCCTCTAGGTAGATCTGCTTGCCTAGTAGCTCTGCTAGTATGCGGGCCTGACCGTCGATATACTGTGCCCATATGATGGCGGGTCTGTTGTAGCCAAAATCCCAACACCTGAATATTGGTGCCTTTGGGTCCACCTCTATTGGGTTGATGTAGTTGCCACTCTTGAATTGTGGGTAGACGGGCCTCCCCTTATGTACCCTCCCAGGTAGTCCGTGGATTATCCTTTGTTGCATATCCTCGCTGTAGGTTGCTTGTAGCTCCTCAACATACCCCTCTGGCAGGTTGTCCATGTTGTTTAGTGTAGAGCAAAAGTAGATGCTGTGGTTAGGTGGCTTCTCATCTACAAACGTCACGATCAACCAGTGATCCTCATCAGGCGGGTTGAAGGATACAATACTTCTATATGGTGGTGTCACCTTTCTACCCTCTACGATGATCTGCTGTCTGATACGAGTCTTCAATACCTTAAACACATCCTCCTTAATCTCATCAGCCTCATCCAGTAGGAATCCTGATATGACCATGGACTCAAACTTCTTTGGGTTTTCTAGTGCCCTACCAAAGAACTTTGAACCAGTAATTAGAGTTATGATCATCTCGGTCTTGTTGTAGCTTTTGATTAGGGACTCAGGTATTGCATTGTAGAAGTCGTCCCACGTACTATCCTTTAGGGATTGATATGTCTGTCTTCCAATGATCCACTTAGTGCCTGGATACTCAACAGCGAGCGATAGTAGATCCTCAATAGCAGTTTTGGTCTTACCTGCTCCCTTCCCGCCACAGATTGCTATGTGCCTATTAGGGTCTGCGTGCATCTCTATTTGCCACGTATGCGGCGTGTACTCGCTATAAATATCCACTATTCAGACTCTGGTGTTACGTCAAGGGCCTCTTCAACTGGAGGTCTCTTGGTCCTGTCTATGTTTGAATGAAAGTGGATGGCTGTCACTGAGGACTTGTCACCAACGGCCCCAATCCTCTGCAAGATGTCCGCTAACTCCAACTCTACATTGTACTTCTTTGTCTCGAGCTGATGCTTTAGTTGTAACAAGTTGACCCCTACTGTCCTCTTGATAAACTTCCCCTCCTCAGCATCACGTACCTTCTGATCTCTGATCCAAGTCTTCTCTTGTTTGATCTCCTTTTTAACCTCTCTCAGCGAGGCCTTGGCATCTTTTAAAGCCTCCTTCTTTGCGCTGATCAGGTCTATACCCAGCTCCTCTACTTGGTTGTAGTGGTTTTTAAATAGAGCCTTTGTGAAGGAGTCCCATTGCTTTTGAGTCAAACCCCTCATCTCTTTTCTAATCTTGTCGAGTTTATATCCTCGCTCCATTAGATCTCTGACTGAGGCGATGGTCTCAGGGCTTGGTGTGTAGTTTCCAGCCTCGAGCTTTGCTAGCTCCTTTTCTGCGACAAGGCGCGGTAGCATTGCCCTACCCTCTACTGCAGCTTGCTTTCTCTCAGCTAGAGCCGCATCCCTACGCTCATGCATCATTGCAAAGTGCCTCTTCTTGAACTCAGGATCAGCTCGCAACTTCTCATGCCAACTGTTCTTCCCCCCAAAACCCTCTGCCCTTACAATACTATTTTTAATCTTTTTAGTCTTTTTAGTCTTTGCAGTCTTGTCTGTCATATCTCTACCCTAACCTTTATTGCTCTGTTAAAGCAAGTATTCCTTTAGTATCTTTGCAATAGTCTTCAAGTCATGGCCATAGTATTTAAGCCACTCGACTATTGTAGGACCCGCTCCAACGGTAGATCCAATCATCCCCGACTTGTCTATCCATGCATTGCTAGGCTTCTCATTAATCATGATCCGTGTCCCGCTAGCATCCCCCTTAAAGCTATACCGCTCATACCCAACACACCCCTCACCAGACAAGGAGGCGAGCGCATCTTTAATTGGAATTAGCTTTGCCTGTGCCCACAAATCCCCATCCCTCTTTATTACGCTAGGCTTTGGCCTTGGATTAACCTTGAGCTTCGGACACTCCTGCATATCATCCCAACTATATTTTTTACTTGAGGCGTAGACTAACTCAGTATGGATCTCAACATCATCATATTTCCTATCCTTTGAGTCATACCAATACCTCATCATCGGTGGCCGTAACAGTCGTGTTACATCCTTAACTTGGTTGTCTGCACCCAATGGAATGAGCCTCGTATCACAAAATTCTTTGAATGATGCATCTAGCTTTGAATCGTACTCGATAGGGATAAGCTCCCAATATATGTGGAAGCCAGAACGTGTCTTGATCACCATAGATGGGTCTAACAAGCCATTGATCTTACTCTTGAGTGTGGGTAGGTCGATATTGTCAAAGTCTGCAAACACCCATCTAAGTTCTGATACATTATCCTTCTTACGCTCTCCTGTTTCATTCTTAACATTCGGGCACCAGAATATATCAAAGCCAGCACTGTTCGCACGCATGGCCCTCTCCTCAGTCTCACAATAGATCATCTTGCTACTACCCCTAACAGGCCCCTTTGCGTAGAAGTTACAATCAATCACAATAGTTTACTTGAAGCCTTCGCGACTCTTTCAAGATCACTAGTCTTCACCCTCTTGTCACCCTCATAGGCGTAGGTATTAAAATTAAATTGAAGGTCGTATGAGAAGGCGATGTTCGGATAGCCTCGAGACTTTAGAATCCGTATGAAGGCGTGCTTTGCATCACCCTCACCCCTACCTGGAACAACAAACATATTGTACGCATAGAAGAAGTGGGCAGTGATTGAGATTTGAGTAGACCCCTTGACATCATCCTCCTTGAACCACTCATTATTTTTAATCCCCTTCTTAGCGTGGCAAATAATGAAGATGGCTACATCAAGCTCCTCGATCAACTCCTTGAGGCCTAGTATCATCTCTCTCTGTGCATCTACGGAATTATAGACCGCGCTACTCGTGATGTTGTCTAAGAAGATGACCTTGGCACCACTATTCTTAACCTTGATCCTCAGATACCCGAGCCACTTTTCAACGCTATTTCTTAGCTCATATCCAACGTCTTTGCTCTCTTGAACAAGGAAGATGTTGTCTACCTGCCTTTGGCTAATCTCGTTATAGGCAAACTGTGTCTCGAGATCCTCCTTACTCTCCTCAGTGACATAGAATAGTACGGGCTCCTTCTCTGCAATATCCAAGAGAATAGATCTAGCAAGCGTAGACTTGCCCTTTCCAGCCGCAGCAAGGAGCACGTGCATCTTACCAGGCCTGAGACCGTAGTGATCATTGATAAATTGGAACTTTGTGTGTGGAAGGAAGAAGGTCTTCAATTTCCTCTTAAGCCCTTCAGCGTTTGACATGTCGAGCTTATCATCACTGAACATTTACATACTCCCCGTCTATCCCGACTTCTGGTAGGAGGAAGGGGTTGGGGGTCTCCTCGAACTCATCCTCTAGATAGTCCTCCCAACAATTCATAAAGGTAGAGAAGTGTTTGATGTAATCCCCATCCTTAAACTCACACTCCTTTTTATAATTTTGGATTGCAAGCATGACAGCATCTGCTGCCTCCCTATTTACACCACCGTCTTTCATAAGGATGAGCTTCTTTAAAGTCTTCATCCCAGCGGTCTTACCCCTCTTACGTGGATACAGTTTATATATTTGATCTAATATTTCCATTCGAACCTCCCTGTGTTATAGACAAGGTATGAGTGATTTGGATAATGAGCAAGATAAAGTTTCGAAATCGTATGCCACGTTGCGTGAACGTGAATTGCTGATGAAGTTTGACACCCTATTCTACAGACTTGAGCTTGTCTGCAAAGATCTTGAGGGACACTCTCATAATCTAAGACACGCCTACAAATTTGCTGCGAACAAGTTTCGAGTAGAAATGAATGAGATTCGCAAGGAGGTTGACCAAATCAGGTACATTCGTGTATCATAACCCTATAAGGTCTTTTAGCGAAGCCTTTCTTGTGTAGCCCTCTTAGTTTGCTTGTTCATTCTAAGGGGGTTTTTTATTACATCTGATACTACATCTTTCGTTTCTTTCCAGCTCCAGACGCCTTGACAGGCTTTGAACCAGTTTTTTTGATTGCCTTTTTAACACACTTCATAATTGATCACCTCCTCTCGTTGTATTAGATTTATCATATCATGAAGAGCTTTAAGAATAAATTCAAGTCACCATTCAAAGATCGTTGGAATAACCTGATCAGGGCAGGTGCCAATGAGGCGGCCTACGCTCTCTTCTTAGCCACGTACCCCTCATTCACACACATCCACTCCAAAGATAGGATCAAATACTACAAGGCAGCCCTTAAGGAGCTAGGTCTAATCTCTTAACAGCTCAAACCTAATTCGATCCTCGAAAGGTGATTCAGGTTTTCCCAGGCCGTTAAACTTATGTTTGAAAGTCTCGTTTCTAACGAGAGTCTTTGCTTCGGGGGCCTTAAAGTTTAATGGTATCTGTATGCCTAATTTGCACACCATTGCTACCTCGTAGTCATTAAGTTCCCATATCTCTGATCTTGTTGTCATCTCGTATCTCCTTCTTGTGCTGATGCTGTATAATATTTATTTCTAAATAACAACGAATAAAGCTAAGGAGCTAGGTCTAACCTCATAACATCTTGCGTTAGTTCGTCGTAGTTACATACATGCGAGGTACGAGTATGTTGTAACGTAACAATGTATGTACAATCATATGCGCTCATAGCCGCGCTGCCTAGAGAATCCACTTCGTTTCACTACGCTAGGATTCACATGTCTGTTGTTTTCTTCTCTATTCGAACAAGGCAAAGGATCTGTCTCCTCCTTGTCTCTAGCGAAGCTAAATAAGAAACTTCTAAGGTATGAAGTTAAGTATACAGTTTAAGCTGCTTTTTTTGTCAAGCAAAATCGTAAAGCAGACTCAAAATAAATAAATAGCTTGCCCAAAATCTAATGTTTTAAAGTAATATAAAATTTATCACAATGAAGAAAACTAAGAAGCTAGGCTACACACCCGCAAAAAAAAGGGGTAGTATTGTACGCTATGGGAAGAAAAAGCAGCGTCCAAAAGGCAACTGAGGCTGAATTAGCCAAATTCAACAAGAACTATGCGGGAAACGAGGACGTTGTAAAGCGTTTCTTAGAGCAAGTTAACGATCCTATGCGAGATGCTAGGAACAATAGGACCGATGTTGAGGACCAATGGATCGACGACACTAGGCAATGGTCCTGTGTTAAAGATGGTCTGGGCTATCAAGGTAGAGCCAACCTATTTGTCCCAGAGCTGAATAATCAGGTTGAGGAGACTGTTGAGAAGGCCCTTGCCACCATGTTCCCAGCATCCGACTTTCTACATACCGTGCCCATGGGCTCAACTAGTCCAGAGAAGGCAGATAAGATTAAAAAGGCAGTAGCCTACGAGCTTGAGCAAAAGAATGAGATCTTCCTAAAGTGGGAAGAGTTTGAGAGATCCAAAGTAATCTACGGAACTGGAGTCTGGAAGCAGGGCTTCAAAAAGGAGATGAACGAGGTCTTCTACAGGGATCAGGAAACTGGAAAGCCCAAAAAAGAGAGCGTTCCTATCTTCCATGGAGTTACTTGGACAGTTCTAGACATATTTAAATGGTACAAGTGGCCTGAGAAGGGTCCTCTAGAAGACTTTGCAGTAATATTTGAAGATGATCTACGACCCATTGATGAGATCGAAGACAACGAGGACTACGTTAACAATGAAGATATTCAGCCCAGAGATCAGAGATCTCAACATAAATGGGTTGAGCTAGAGCAGTATGAGATTGTAAACCTCAATACAGCTATTAAAAGAAGACCTGATCACGCCCTTGTCACAGAGGTCTGGTGCCATTTCAAATTGGATGGCAAGAACAAGGTGTTATGCCGTGGTACGATCGTCAACGACACACACGTAGTCGAGCTGATCCGCTGCCCCTTCTGGCACCAAAAGGTTCCATACCTAGTCGATTTCTATAAAAACAGACCAGGTAAGATGTTCTATGGCTTCTCTATGTTCGATAAGCTGAGAGACCAGGGCTACTACATGAATGACCTGGCAAACCACACAGCAGACTCATTAAACTACAGCCTAAACCCAATTGCTAAGATTGACCCAGCCCTTGCTGGAGATGTTAACAGCTTCAAAGTATTCCCAGGAGCTAAGTGGCTAGGTGCTCCAGACGGTATCAAGTTTGAGGTATTCCCAGACGTATCAGGATCTGGCCTACGAGCAATGCAGGAGACACGCGGGCAGATCGCTCAATTCTCAGATAACAGCCCTGGCCTTGCTCCACAGCTCGAGGGCAAAGCACGAAGCGCAACTCAGGCCTCTATCGTTCAAGGCAGCGTGACTCAACGGCAACGTATTCAGGCTATGGGCGAGGAGTTCCGAATTATCAAGCCAATGTGCTCGATGACCCACTCAGGTCTTGAGCAGTTCATGGAAGACGAATGGACGGTCAAATATCAAGGCCCTGATGCTGGTGATTGGATCATGGAGAGCATAAGCCCAGGTGATATTATCGGTAGGGTTGATTGGATTTGGCGTGGAGCTATCCAGCAAGAGAAGACAGCAGTTAGAGCGCAACAATTAATTGCCTTCTTCCAGCTAGCCCTCCAATACGCTCAAATGGACCCTAAATCAGTAAACATCCCAGAACTCTACAAACGAGTGGCAAAAGAGGGCTTTGATTTGAGGGATATGGACCAATATTTCACCGACCTTGTTAACAAGAAGACGGTAGATCCAGCGGCTGAAAATATTGCCCTAGAGCAAGGCCAAGAGGTCATCGTTAACCCAGGTGATGACGATGCTGAACATATCGAAGAGCATTTGATTCTAGCAGAGGACGAGAGTCAGACTAAAGAGGTTAGACTTGCAACCCTCCAGCACATCATGCATCATGAGACCCAAGAGAAGGCGAAAAAAGAAGTTCAGGACTTCGAGAATAAGATGAAGGCTCAGCAAAAAGTGCAGGAGATGCAGGGCCCGCCACAAAAGCCAGGACAACAGGGTGGACAGCCTCAAGGCGGGGATGGTAGACAGGGACCACAGGTACCAGGAGTATCTGAGGGAAATAGAATGCAAGCCTCGACTAACCCCGCTAGCATTATGAGCGGGACCAAGGGATCACAGAATCTATAACACACAAGGAGCAGTATGATTGTAAACGAAGGCCCTCTAACTGAGGGTGAAGTAAAAGACATCGAGAATATGCGCAATACCGAACTCTTTAGAGTTGTCAGGAAGCTTTGTTCGCATGAGTATTCAAAGCTGTCAGAATATATGTCAGGCGAGCTAACCCCAAATGACATACAGGTTGTCAGAGGTATGATGAAAGGCATTAAGATGGTCTACGGCCTCTTGTTGGCTAACGCGAAGCTCAGTTACTATGACGGTAAATTACATGCAGAGAATGCGGACCCCTTGCCAGGTAGTAAAAAGTTGCGTAATATGAGGGAACAAGAAGAGATTCGCTAAGCCTCCTTAAATTCGTCCGCATGGGACGTTAAACGGTGTGCCCCTACTCACAGGGTTAAGGAGATAGTATGTCAGACGAAAACAACGGTGCATCAGCACCTGACGCTCAGAAGTCGTCCTCAGAGCAAATGATTCCAAAATCACGATTCGACGAAGTTATCAGACAAAAGCAAGAAGCTATGGCAAATGCTAGTGCATTTCAAACTATGGTTCAGCAGATGACTAATGCAAACAACCAACGTCCAAAGAAGGAAGATCCAACTCTACGAAAGTTGAGAGAAGAGAATCCAGAAATGTACACGTTGTATCAGAGGCAGCAGCAAGAATTGAGTACCGTTCGAGAGAGCGCCACGCAATTAGCAGAGCACCAAGATAAGCAAGAGTTCTTTCATGCTGCGGGTAGAAACGCACAGAAGTATGGCGATAAGATTGAAGCAATTGTCGAGGCCGAGCGGAGGAATGGCAACTATAACGTCAAGAGAAGTGCGGTATATGCATATGTTAGAGGCCAAGAGGCAATTCAAAAAGACTTTGAATCTCCATCTCCTACAGATGATTTTAAACCAACGACTCAAGAGACTGTTAATGTAGCCAACGATGACGCTCCTGGTTCTAGGGCATCTTCTGTCGCACCAAGAACAGCTAGCACGGCTGCTGTAGGCGGTGATAAAACTCGTGAAGAACGAATTAGAGACTTATCAGACTTTACTTTCTAATCTTTAACCCTTAACTAAGGAGCACGAAATGGCAGTTCAAACATTTTCATCCTTCTCGACTGATGCTGTAGACAAGCACATCGCAGAAGAACTTTTACTAATCAACGAGAAAGCTGTAATCTTTCAACAACTTGGCGAAAAAGCTAAGATGCCCGAAGGAGAAGGTAAAACTTTTCAGTATTCTCGTTACAACCGAATTAACCTACCTCTACAAACATTGACTGAAGGCACGCCTCCAGCAAGTTCTGACCTATCACTTTCTACTGTTCAAGCTGTTGCTGATCAGTGGGGTGCGTATGTCATAATCAGTGATATTGCTCAATTGACCATCAAACACCCTCTTTTGGGCGTTGCTATGGAGCTTTTGGGTTATAACTCTGCGGAGCTTGTTGACCGTGAGATCATCAATGTTCTTTTAGACGGTACTTCAATCACTTACGGTGGAGCTGCAACTTCACGTGCTGGTTTGACTGCTGTAGCTACTGACTCTTTGACAGACGCTGTTTGCCAAAAGGTCGTATCTCGTCTTAGAACCCGTGGTGCTCATCGCTACGAAGGCGCTCACTATGTCGGTGTAATCGACCCTTCTATGGAACAGGATGTATCACAAGCTGATAACTCTGCTTTCGTAAATGCGTCTGCTTACGGCAACATCAAAGCCCTTTTCAACGGTGAAATTGGTCAATGGCGTGGAGTTCGTTGGATGGTTTCTAACCTTATTCCAACACTTTCAGGCGTAGCTGCTGCTACCTTCGCGTCACCCGCTGGTGGGACATTTGCTGGTGCAGACTACCGTCTAGTATTGGCTGCGTATGACGCTGAGACTGGCTTCTTGAAGTCTTTAACTCAGAACACTGCGGTTGCTGTTACAGCTAATGACAAGCTCACTATCACCACTCCAAACGTATCTAATGAGATCTACAAGATCTTCATTGGTCTTGCTGCTGGTGCTGCTGCTGACATCATGTATGTTGGTGTAGAGACTACTGTTGGATCTGCTCATATTGGACCAAACGTAGCTGCTGAGATCCTTGCTCCTCCTACATCTGGAAGTTCAATCGCTGGATCAGACATCCCTGCAACTGCTAAGAAAGTCCACTTTGGTTGGGTTCTTGGTAAACAGGCTTACGCTAGTGTTGACCTCATGAACCTCAAAGCATACGTTTCTAAGCCTATGGCGACTACTGTCGATCCATTGGTTCAACAACGTACTGTTGGATACAAGCTTATGTTTAAGCCTGTCATTCAAAATGAGAATTTCATGGAGCGAATTGAAGTTCTTTCTGAGTTCGAATAAGTAGAATAGGTACTAATTAAAAGGGTGGGGTGTAAAAGCCCCGCCTACTACAACAATACAATAGGAGATAGAAATGGCTAAAGATAAGACCGAAATGAAGACCGAAATGAAGACCGAAATGAAGACCGAAATGAAGACCGAAACAGAAGTGAAGACAGAAGTAGTGGACCCCACTAAGCGTGTGACAATTGAAGTATCCGAAGAACAAAAAGAGGCATTTGCAGAATTTCTCGCGAAACAAGAAATCTTGAAAGCAGAAAAAACAGCTAAGGAATTAGCTGATAAAGAGCCTAAGACAAACTTCGACGTATCTTTGAGATTCCAGCACAACATTAATGGTAAGGCATATGGCCCTGGACGAGTTAGAGTACCTGGCGTAATGCTTGGTAAGCTGATGAGCCAAGACCAAAAGGCTGCTGACCGTGAGTTGTCAAACATGATGGGCAGAGAACGCGTATATAAATTGACAAGTGGAATGGCCCCTGTTTGTGTTAAAGACACTGTCAGTAGATAGACACAGAAAGAAAGAAAGGAGATCTTATGGAAATTATTGGAATTGCAATCTTATTACTATCCCTTGTTCAATTGTGGACACACGTACGGCCCAAGAGAGCGTTTGCTCAGGGTAGCCTACAAATCCCCACGACACAGGACGGAGAGGGCATGGGAGTCACCTTCACCTTGTTTGAGGACGAGAACAGTGACGTTCATTTTGAGAAGATTAAGAAGGCTGGGCAATTGCTCCACTTCAGAATCCAACAAAACAACAAGTTGATGACCGAGATTCAAGAGAATCACAAGGCTCACCTAGAGGCTAAAAAAGCTCAAGCAGCTAAACAAGCTGATGGCAACGTAACTGAAATCTCTAAAAAGGTATAATTGATTTTAATTAGAGGGGGCTGTAGAATAGGTCTATGGCTCTCACAAATATCCAGCTCATTAACCTTGGTCTGTCACAGGCAGGGTTAGACTCTTCATTTCAGGCAGCAGCTAGACAGTGGTTAAACCACATCTCAAGGACAGCAGCAGAGCGCCAAGACTATCCAAAATTCGACAAGCAGAGCACCATAACTTTCGTTAGTGGACAGAGGGACTATGCCCTACCTACTGACTTTCTAAGGGCATCAGCTTGCTACCTATATAAGGTGAGCACAGATCAAAGGGGATCAGACATCCTCCTTGTTCAATCGTATATGTTTGACAAGTACCGCATCTCAGCCAACGGGAGCCCTAACATGGCTACTATTGACGAGGATAGCGGGACAATTGTGTTTAACAGCCTTCCAAATGATACGACTCAATCAGCTAGACTCAGATATTTTAGGGAGCCAACAGCGATAGCCCTAGACACTACTGATGACAACGCAGCCCCAGACTTTCCAGACACGGACTTCTTACTACAAGAGCTTCAAAGATTTGCATTAGAGTATTTAAACGACCCTAGACAGCAATCTAAAAAACAAGAGGCTATGATGGCCAAAAGGGAGTACCAACAGAACATGTATAATGACGATATGTACTCTCAGGTGCCTCTTGAAAATACCCACTTTAGGTCTACAAACAGACGTGGCCGTAGAGGATTCTAATGAAAAAGCCCACACTTCAGATCAAGGCATTCACAGGTGTAGATAGACGCTCGGACGGTACGGTAACTCCCGACAACCAATTCTTCTCTCTGTCTAACTGGCACCAAAAGAGTTTGGGTGAGTTGGAGAGTTTGAAGGGCGTTATTCAAAAGAACGCTAGCGCGCTACCTGGAGTTGGGGAGGTCATACATACCGCGTTTCATAAGAATACAGGGGAGAACACTAAAGCCCTAGTCTTCTTCAAGCCATCTATCACGGGTGCAAGTGACTTTGGAGAGGCGTCTATATCTGCCTCCAACTTCTCTATTGCGGGCACTGGAACCGACTACTTTTTCTACGTGACTTTAACTGGTGCAGGAGGATTGTATAAAACAGTTTATATAGAGGCGGTTGATGGTGGTTCAGC